TGGCGATGTTCTGCCAGCCGAACACCTCGACGCCGTCCGACGCCCGCACGATGCGCGCCTCGATGGTCTCGCCGTCGGCCGCGTCGGTGGTGCCGCTGAGCGGAATGTCGGCCGAGTTCGCGCCCCGCGCCGCGCCGCTGTCGAACACCGCCGGCTCGTGGGGGAAGGGATCGACGGTGACGGTGGCGGCTGACGCCGCAGTGACGGTCGTAACCGCGCTTGACGGCGACCACGGCCCTTGGCCCTGCGCGTTGTCGGCGCGCGTTCGGGCGATGTAGTCTCCCGCCGACAGCGGCGAGATCGCTGTGTCGCTCAGATCGGCCTGCTGGCCCTGCGCAACAGGGCTCGCAAACGCTGTGTCCGCCGCCGTCGTAACCTCGTAGTGGTAGTCGGTGATGACTGAGCCGCCGTCGTCGGGGGCTGCCGCGAATTGCAAGGTGGCCTGCTCTGCGCCGCCAACAAGAGTAGGCGCCGACATCTGGGCGGGGGCGGTCGCCGGTTCCGTATATACCGCCGTTTCCGGCGTGCGCATCTGGAATACATAATTCTCTCCCGGATCCAGAGATGAAAACTCGACAGAGATATCAATTTCCGTAATACCGTCGTCGGTGATCTGGATAGTTTCGACAACCTGACTGTCCGACTGCCGGATGGCGTCTATGATGCGAGTGGCCATTATGAGAACTCCAGCTTGTTGCCGAGCAGCGATAGTGCCCCGTTACCGAGGGCAAGAACGGTGCCGTTGAGCGTCAATGTGAAACTCACCAGCGGAGCGGAATTGTCGAATATCAGCGTCGAGCCGCGATAGACTTTCTGGACTTCCGACCCGCCGATATATATTGCCGAAACCACCGCCATGCGTCACCCGGTGATGAGATAAACGGTGTCTGTATCAGGTGGGCTCAAGGCATCGTGATCGGCCTGCGTAATCGTGACGATGTTCAGGATCGATGAGCCTCCACCAGCCTGTGTCGTGTCCGATTGCACCGCACCATCGGCCTGAACGATGGCCTCGTTGAGCTTGGCGCGAACGCTGGATAGCGCTTCGTTTGCTGTGAATGGTTCTGCCATTGTCATGCCTCACACTGGAAAGCCCGCCTGAAGCGGGCCGGGCAATGCAAATTGTCGCGCTAGATCAGCTTGTGAAGCCGTGAAGCCGATCAATCTGCTCGGACGTCATGACCGAGGCTGGCACCTCGTCCCACATGGGTTCGGAGCGGTAAAACGTGCCAGCGGCCTTGAGCCTCCGCCTGGCCGGCGACTGCATTTCGACCGGGAGCTGCGCCACCATATCCAAGAGCGGCTGCGGCAATTCGTGCCCTGCAAATGTTTCAGCCTCTGCATCGGTCAGGATGCCTTCGGCAATCAACGCTTCGGTCATATCTATGCGGGGAACTTGGGCTGTTTGGCGAAACAGCGCCCGCTTTTCCGCTTCCGTGGGTTCTGGCCGATCTTCCAAGATCGGAGCTCCATCCGGCCCAGAAACGATGCGCCGGCCCTCAGCTTGCCCCTCCATCAAAGCCAGATGCTCGGTAGCGCTGATGGCTATGGCGTCGGCAGGCACGTCCCCAAGAGCGGAGCTGAAGAAACCATGACGTGTAGGTGACCAGAAAATTGCCATTATTTCCCCCACGCGACCCAGTTGACCGGGGTGTTGGGCACCGGCTGGTCGTTCTGGTAAGACCGCACGTCCACCTGGCTGATGGATAACTCGAACAGGTTTGCCTGTCTCGAGCTGCCGCCGGTGGCCACCGCCAGCCCGACCAGGTGCACGGTCGGAAAGGTGATGGGCAGGGACTGGACCAGCTGCCCGTTGCCGTCCGTCGTGCCGCGGCCCCACTGCTGGATCACTCCGTTCGGCAGCTTGAACCAGCCCGGTGTGTTGATTGATCCGGCAGCCTGCTCTCCCATCCAAGCGACAATCCAGTCCGAATTGGCGTCGCTTGGTTCCGAGTTTGTGTTCGTCGTGGCGGACTTCCACAGCTCACCTTGGTGAGATACCAAGCTTCCGGCATCGTATGCCGTATCGGCATTCCATGCGCCAACGCCATTCTTGAAGATGTGGTTGATCTTCTTTCCGAATTCGGCATGAATCCAATTCATGTATTCGTGGGCTGGGCGCTCCCCTGCAAGCCAACCTTGTTCTTTTTTGGTCAGGTCCGGCTCTACGCGAGTGCCGCTGCTCCCCCACGTGTCCAGCAGCCCGCTGGACCCGATTTCATTCGCCATTCATTGATCTCCTATGCCAGCGCAACGAAACCGCCCTCCTTCGACAGCTCGCTCCACGTTGCATTATCATCCCAAGTGTCGCTGTCATCCCATGTCGCAATGTCATCAACAGACGCGAAGCCTGAACTGCGGATGTCACCAGCCAATCCGAACGGGGCTTCTGTCGTGGCATATGTAATGTCGGCAAATCTTACTCCGGCCGCAACGGGAAATGTCTGCCGAATTATGCTAACTTCCCAGGATTGTAGGGGACGAGGGGAAGAAAAATCCACCCACCCCACTCCGGCCACGATGTTTACGCCCTTGTCAATCACGAATGCGCCATATTGCGAAAGATTGTCCGCCGTACTTTTTGCATAGTTGGCGAAGATCGTTGCCTTTAAAAGCGTTTGGTATTCCTCATCCGGCATATCACCGACAAGCAATCCATCAATGCCGACAAAGCGGCCGCCTTGGGTTGGATTGCTCAGGCTAGAAAAGCCATCGCCAGGCCCGCCCCCAAAAGCGAACGCATCCTCGGATGCGATCTGCACCGTGCGCGGGCGGGGGCGGTCAACAATCTCCCCGATCCCGTCCAGCTGCGCGCCCTCCGACAGAGCGATATCCAGCCGCGTGCGCAGATCATCCGACACCTCACCGAATAGCTGATACTCCGCCAGCAGCGCCCGCAGAAGCGCTCGTATATTGGGGCTGTGGCGATATTGGTAGAGTAGCCGGTCCAGCCTAGGCGAGTAGGACATCAACATCCTCGGCAGTGATGCTCATGCGCTCGGCCGTTCCCGCCGGGATATTTGCCATCCCGGCCGGGGGCGAAGACGTGTCGATGAGCACGTCCGTCACGAAAGATTGCCCGTCGATTGCGCCGTAGATTGGGCCGAACAGACGATTGCGGATCATATCCTCCCCGATCTTGAGCGTGTCAGCATAGGCCACCAATGCGGCGCGGACACGCGCCACGTAGTCAGACGGGAGCGATGGGCTGTCCTCGATCGTCACCCGCACGAAAATCGGCGTGATGGTCGGGCGCTCGTAGCGGATGGAGTAGAGTTGCCCCGTCACTTGGGACTGGACGTCAACTGAATTTGTGCCAAACGTCCCTATGCCCGCCGCCTTACGGTCGTAGATTACCCGCCCTATTTCCGCAGCCTCGCCGCCCTCAACGATTGCCCAAATATGCTGTGGGGGGATTCCGTTGCCATCCACTGTCGTGCCGGTATTTTCTAGCACTACTGCGTCCAGCACATCTTCCGTCGCAAGGAGATTGGCTGCAATTCCCTCCAAGGTGTTTGTCGCTCTGATCCGCACCGATTGCTCGCGCCGCACGCGAAGGTCCGCGTCCGTTTCTACATTTCGGCCCGTGGTCCCAGCGACATCGTTCGTGACGCTCAGCCATCCCGCGACTGGCGTCTCGATTCCGCTAAGGGCATTGACCGGCAGTGCCTTGGGTCCGGTCGTGTCGGCCTGAAACGGTGCGGCCATGAATACGCTGTCCAACGCCAGGTTGCTCGATACCGCGATGGGCAGCGGGCCGTCGTAGCGAATAGACAAATCCCCGTCGCCAATCTCCGTATCCTGCGACAGCGCCGACGCCAAGTCGGTCAGGATATTCTGTTTGGTTGCTGGTGTTTGTGCCGTGATGCTCATGTCCGTCCCGTCGATGGTCACGGTATAGGTTCCGCCGTCCGTCACTGTCGTCACCGACACAACGCCGCCCTCGGCCTGCGATGCGTTTGCCACGACCTGATCCGTCAGGCTGTAGGTCTCCGCCCCGTCTCGGGCTTTCCGGCCCGCCGTCAACGTCGTGCCAAGGGCAAGCCCAACGATAGCCGTGACCGTCGTCGGCAGCGCGGGGAGCCGCGTGATGCCGTTGAGATTGACCACCCGATCAAGCGCGACGCCGGACGCGGTGGATGGATATTGTGACTGGTAAACATCTTCCAGGTCAGCCCATGTGATCGCGCGAGCCTCACTTTCCAGCCCGACGATTTGCCCGATGACGGTCTCCGGCGCGAGATTCAGATCAACGCCAAACTCATTCTGTAACGCCTGTTCAAGTTCCGCCTTGATCTGCGGGAGGCGCTTGCCAGTGAAGCCTTCCGTGGTCAGGGTCACAAACTCACCTCCAACGCGTCAGACACGACGCCGGTCGCCGTTCGGGCCGAAAACTCCACCCGGATGCCGCGCTCGCCCGCCTCAAACAGTTCTAGGGCAGTCAGCTCTTCGACGCCCGGCGCCTCGCGAATACGAGCCTTGAGGATGTCCTTGACAGCCGATTGCCGGCTGCCCTTGGTCAGGATTTCTTCAATCCACGGCGTGCCTGCGTTCAGGTCCAAAAACCATTCGCGCGTGAAGTGCAGCAGACGCTGCTTGATATTCTGCGGGATTGCCTCGGGATCGCTTACGGTCGCCAGATCGCGCCCGTCGAAAACCAGATCGTGATCGTCGCTCAGCAACAAGTCTCTCAGTGCGGACCTCCGGTCGGACCTGGTGCGCTGGATCCGCCATTGATCGGATGAACGTGATCATCCCCAATATTGGTCCCATTGTGCGTGACTGCGCCACCGCTGACGTTCACGCCGCCTCCGTTGATTGACTGCATGCCATTTTCAACGATCAGTGGCCCGCCCTGCACCCTGACTTCGCTGCCAGACACCGACAACGTCACGCCGCCCATTGTCAATTCGATCACATCGCTCGGCCCGCCCGAGGCGGACAAACCCACAAACGCCACCGCGTCCGTCAAATCGTGCTTGCGCGGATCCGCCGGGTTTTGACCTCCGGCCTTCCATGCATCCAGCGACCGTTCCGAAAACACTAGCAAGCATCCGTCCCCGGCGGCGACCGGCCATGTGATCGACGCACCCCCGCCGCGAGGAAACCAGATCGGAACATTCGCTACGACCGGCAGCTCCTCCGTGCGACCGTCTCGCAGCGTGCGATTGATCAGCGGCTTGACGCTGCACCGATCCCCCGAAACGCTCTCCACGCGCCCCGGAATAGCCGTGTGCGTGTCTTCCAGATGCGAGGCGATAGCCGCCTCAAGAAGTGCCACGATCACCGCTCGACCGCCTCCGTGACGGTCTGCCACGCATCGCCGCGCGTGTCGCCGATGTGCGTTACCGTTTTCACGCGCATCTCCACCTCGCGATAGTCTCGGCTGTCCAAAACGACCACGCCGCCCGGCTCGATCAGCGGGTTGAGCAGCGTCGTGATCTGCACGCCGGGCTGTTCCTTGTCGCCTTCCAAGTTGTCCCGCAGATCGTCTATCGGCAGGGGCGAACCAATCAGCCCCGTGCTCGGGAAGATGAACACCGCCTCGCGCGTGTTGACCCCGCGTCGATCCACGATCTGCAATTCTTCATCTTGTATCGACCACGACAGCCCGAACCGGCGCGTGATCTTGTCCAGTGCTGTGCGGGCCGGACCTCCAAACGCCCATCCATCGCTATAGGCGCCGCTCAGATCAGCAGTCGTTTCCCGCAGGTCCAGCCCCATGGATCGGGCGATGTCATTAATCACTTTCTGCGCCGCGATTGCCCCGGAGTAGGACAGGCTCACCCGCGTGTTCGCCAATGCCCTGAGCCCGTCCCCGCATTTCGCCGTCGTGACCTGATCCGGCGGCAGGTATTCCGTCCGCCCCGTGGTGATGTCCCCAACCGCCACCTGGCGAACGTCCAGAGCATAGCCTGCCTCAATGATGATGCGATTGTCCGTCGTCTCCATCGCCTTGCGCGATGACGGGGCGAGGTTGGTGATGGACACCGACAGAGAATTGGCCTCGGGATCGTCGGTCTTCCGAACCGCGAATTCGATCCGATTTCCGCTGATCATCACTCCATCACTACCGGGCGCTCCGACAGTCACGCGCGCGATGCGCCCAAAGTTAGGCATACTCCGCCGCCTCTACGTATAGCAGCCGCGAGCGCCCTTCTGCAAAGCTATTATAGACAGGCTCCTCCCCAGTTACGACCATATCGCCCGTCGGCAAGCGGCCGCCCCGAAACTGTCTTAGCAGCCGCACTCCCGGAACCAGCCGAATGCCTGCGATAACCAAGGCCAAATCGCTCGTAAGCAGGTCCATCGTCCATCTCTCGGAGACGATGTTCCACCGCGCGCGCAGCCTGTAAGTCTTGCCTTCCAGCTGAACGCTCTGCGTCCATTCCGGCCCGGACGGCCATGCGATCCGGCGCATCAGAACAACTGAGACAGCAGAGAGTCGCTGCCACCCGTGGGCCCGGTGTCGGACGATGCGCTATTCGGCAACGGCCCCGCATCGGACGTGGGTTGCCGGCCAGCCTCCGAACCGACCGCCTGCGCGGGTGCGTCACTCACACTGTCCTCCGACAGAGACGTGCTCGACACTCCAACCGTGCGCCCGAACGTGACCGTCAGTTCCTTCATCTGCGCCGTGAATCGCATTTCCGATGCTCGGACATTGGGCATGGTCAACTGCTCAAACGCCATGAGGGGATAGACCCGAAACCCCGAGATGACAGTGAACGGGATGCCGAGCGTCCATGTCAGGTCCAGAATGTCGTAGGCCGTGGTGACGCCCACTGATCCGCCCGAAAGCGGTGTGTCGGTGATATAGCCCTCCATGGTCAGCCGGCGCGGGTTGCGCACGATATGATCTTGGATCGTGGACCCCCCTTCAATCGGATGATCGGTCACTCGGCTCGTGCGTTCGTGCACTTCTTGCAGCGTGGCATCGAGGCGCAGAAGGCCGACCCGGTTGCGAAACCCGAGCTGGCGAAAGAACATGCTCAGAAGCGGCATTCACTCTGCCCTCGGATACTGTCGCGTTGCGTTTCCAAATTCCTCTTCAAGAACTCGTCTGAACATCGGCATTGCTTCGCTTCGCAGGAATTCACCCTGCGACTGCGGCGTACCCGGCGGAACCTGTAGCGTCACATTGGCGGTCAGATTGTTGCGCACGTTTGTCGTCGCCTCCGTGACAGCCGGGCGACGCGCGGCCACAGCGGGCTGCATCAGATCGCGGACCCCCGGCATATCCAAGAACCTCAGCACCCCCGGTTGGCCCGGCGCC